CGGCATGATCGCCGAAGCTATCAAAGCAACGAAAGCGGAATTCGCTTCACAAATCGAAGACCGAGACGCAAAAATTACGGAGTTGAGTAAGCAGGCTACGAAGTCTATTTCTCGCGCTCCAAAGATGGAGGTTCAAGCCCCCGTCGACCTTTCAAAGTTATCACTCACGGAACGCGTTGCCGCGATCCACAATCAATTCTCTAAATAATGGCTAACGCTACAGTTGGAGTCGGCACATATGCTGGCGAAGCGGCACGTCCCTACGTAGCCGCGGCGGTTTTGTCTGCTGACACGATCGCGAATGGTTACATCTCCGTATTGGAGAACGTTCACTCTAAAGCGGTTCTCCGCAAATTCTCAGGCGCTGCAATTCAAGCGAATGACGATTGCGCATTCTCTACCCCTGCTGCTAGTCAGTTGACTTTGGGCGAGGCGGTATTGACCGCTACCGCTTTAAAGGTTAACGAGCAAGTCTGCAACGCTGACCTCCGCGCTACGTGGGAATCTGTTCAAATGCGCGGACAATCTGCAGGCGCTCCCGCTGATTTCTCTTCTTACGTGGCTCAATACGTAGCCGCAAAGGTTGCCGAAGGTATCGAGTACAACTTGTGGCAAGGTAACTTCGACTCGAACGGCTCGGGTGCGGGCGGAGCTACCTACACTTCATTCGATGGTATCTGTGAAAAGTTGAAAGACGGCTACAACGCCGGAACGATGCAACAGTTAGCAGGTGCAACAACTGCCTCTAACATCTTGACTCGTTTGGCGGGTTTGACAGCGGAAGCTCCAACGGCTATCGCAGGAGACCCAAACGCGAAGATTTTCATGAGCCGCGCTTCTGCTCAATTGTACTACCAAGCTCTCGCAGCGACTTACGACCTCCCTTTCTTGAATGATGGTCTCGTAGCTCGCTACGCTGGATACGATATCATCACTCCGGGCGGAATGCCTAACGATGCGTTCATCTTGTCAAAAGCAGACAATTTGTATTTCGGTACAAACTTGCTGACGGATCACATTCAAGCGGCTGTCTTGGATTTGACCGGCGTAACCGGAGACGACGTTACTCGCGTTATCATGCAGTTCTCAGGCGGAACACAAGTCGTTGACGCGGCTTCTGCCGGCTTCGCTTATCGCACATCCTAATTGAACCGGGGAGGGGCTTGAAATCCCTCCCCTTAATTCCTCTAACTCATGGCTTGTAGTATTACAGTTTCAGGGCGTTCCTTCCCCTGTAAAGATAAAATCGGAGGAATCAAGCGCGTATGGGTGAAAGCCTTTGACGCGGCGGATTGGGGCGCGGTTACAAACGGTGCGATTTCTGACGCAGCGTCGGCAATCACGGTATACGGTTTTGAACTCACGAAGAACACAGGCTCGTTTCAGCAAACCGTTACAGCTTCCGTAGAAAACGGAACGGTATTCTTCTCGCAGGTTTTGGAGTTGACAATGCCGAATCTCGTAGCAGCGGATAACGCCGAATTGTACGAACTTCTGAAATCTCGCTTGTGTGTTATCGTTCAAGACAATAACGATAACTATATGATTATGGGACATACCACCGGCGCGGAAGCTACGGGAGGTACGTTCGGTACGGGTACGGCGAAAGGCGACCTCAACGGGTATCAAATCCAGTTGACAGCCGAAGAAGCTATCCCCGCTCCATTCTTGACGACTCTTACCGGAGGTAACGTTACGTTCACCGCCGGCTCTTGATTTCTCTTTGTTTGGTTTTTGGTTAACAGGACGGGGGAGGGCGGAAGTCCTCCCCTTTTTCTTTTCACATGATACATCTCAACCCCAATTCTTCAGCCGAACAACTCATCTACTTGACGCTTCAGGAGATGAAAAAAGACTTCGAAGCGTTTACGCATTATCTCGTACTTTTCGAATCAATGGCTTCGAAAGAGAAATATTACCTTATCGGAAATGTAGACGCGGACAATAAGCGTTATACGGCTCTTATTGTCTACACCAACGAAGACGCACCGACTACGGGAAAGGTACTTCTCACCGAGTCCGGACAATATACTTACAAGGTATGGGGGCAGAACTCAAGTACGAACCTCGACCCTACGAATGCCGCCGTCGTTGCACTCATCGAAGAAGGGACTCTTTCTGTATCCGGGGAGACGGGTTACAACATTCCGGAGATTACTATCCCCGATAACATCATCTACTATCAGTAATGGAATTTATTCAGCTCAATAAATACGAAGAGAGGAGTTACCGCGAAACCCCAAACCGCGGGGGCTTCGTGAATTACGGGGATGACAATCTCTTCCCGCAATACCTCGTGGATCTCTTTCATTCTTCGGCTACACATAACGCCCTCTCGACGACTATCGCAATGATGATATTCGGGGAGGGTTTCGATGCTTCCGACCTCGATGGGCGGCTCGCTTTCGACCAGTGGAATTTGAATGACGAACTCCGGAAGGCGTGTCTCGATTTCAAGATACAAGGCGGCTTTGCCCTTGAAATTAACTGGAGTATTGACCGGACAACAATCGCCAACGTCTCGCATTTGCCCTTTGAAAATATCCGTTCGGGATTCGTAAACGAAGAGGAGAAAGTCGAATATTATTACTACTCGAAGGATTGGGAAGACAAGCGAGAAGAGCCGGTCGAAATATGCGCGTTTAACGTAGAAAAGAAGATTGACCACCCGACGCAGATCATGTACGTGAAGCCGTTCTCTCCGGGTTCGTTTTATTACCCGAAACCGGATTACGTGGGTTCAATCAACTATATAGAACTCGACAAAGAAATCTCCGTCTACCATATCAACAATATCAAGAACGGGATGAGCCCTTCGTTCTCGATTCACTTTAAAAACGGTATCCCACCGGAAGAAGAGCGGAATCGTATTCGAATGGATATCGAGAGGCAGTTAAGCGGGGCAAGCAACGCGGGGAAGTTCATCGTTACATATTCCGATGACCCCGACCGGAAGCCCGACTTCGAGCCGTTTCAACTTTCCGACGCGCATAACCAGTACCAATTCCTTTCGGAAGAAGTTACCGCGAAGATTATGGTCGGCCACCGCGTTACGTCTCCGCAGATGTTCGGGGTAGCTGTACCGGGTAAGTTGGGCGGCGGAGGAGAATTAGCGGAGGCTTCAGAACTCTTTGAACGCAACGTTATCGCCCCGGCGCGGCAAGTAGTTACCGAAGCCGTGAAGACGCTCTTAAACGCTTCGGGATTGGGTTCTCAGTTGATTACGCTCTCAAGCGAAGAAGTGAATTTTACCGAGGCTTTTCAGCACCTAATGGAATGCGGGGAAGAAATCAACGAAGAAGAGTGGGAACTCATTGACGCTCGAAAAGTAGACTACGACAAAGAAGGCGAACAAGACGCTATTTGGAAGTTCGCTTCGGTTATTGACTTTGAGCCGAACGTAGACTCGGAACAGGACAACGAAATTATAAAAGTCCGCTACGCTTATATGCCAAAAGTAACGGGCACTCCTGACAGCGAAAGCCGCGACTTTTGTAAGATGATGGTAGGGGCTGGAAACCGCGTCTGGAAGAAGGAGGATATTGAAGCCGCTTCGGGTGCGAATCCCGGTTGGGGTGCAAATGGTGCAGCACGGTATTCAATTTGGCTTTACAAAGGAGGCGGGTCGTGTCAGCATTTTTGGGAGCGTCGAACCTTCTTACAAAAAGATAATAAACGAGTTTCCATAAACGAAGCGCGGAAGCTATTGAGAGAAGCGGGGCTTGACCCCATCGAACGCAACGAGTCGGAAGTCGCAAAGCGTCCCCGCGACATGAAAAACAGGGGATTCCTCGAACCTAAAAAATGGACAACCCCACGATAAATGGCACTTACCGCAGAAGTACTCTTTGTGAATCCGGACTATATCAAGCGGATTACCAACATAAACGGAAGCCTTGAGGACGCGTACCTCATCCCTTCGATTATCCTCGCACAAGACAAGTACCTTCAACTCTATTTGGGGACTGACCTCCTCAACAAGTTGAAGAGCGACGTTTCCGGGGGTACGCTCGCCGGCGACTACGCTACGCTTATGGATTCATACGTCCGCAAAGCGTGCCTTTGGTGGACTATGGTAGAACTTATCCCTTCGCTTTATGTGAAGATGGATAACGGGTCGCTCGTAATTCGCACCTCAGAAGACACCTCTTCAATATCTCAAGCCGACCTTCATCGAGAGGTAGAACGCGCCCGCCAAAACGCGCAGTTTTATACCTTCCGGCTGTACGATTACCTCTGTAACAACTCGTCTTTGTTCCCTGAGTACACTTCGAATACGGGGGCGGATATGTTGCCACAGCCGGCGGACTATTACCAGAGCGGCATGAGCATCTCCGGCAATAGCCGATACCCACGCCTCGTCGATTTAAGAGCCTTCTTTGGATGAGGAAAAACAGAAAAGAGAATATAACCCTATTGAAAAAATTCCTCGATGAACTCGACAGAAATCGTAGTAACGATACTTCCAAGCCTTCTGGCGATCGTAGCCGTATGGGTAAACCTCAACCGTGAACTTGAGAAATTGAAGGGGCGTGTTATCCGTGTAGAATCCGACAAGGACGAATTGAAGCAAATGATGAAGGAGGTAATTGAGTCCGTGCATAAAATCGAGTTGATGCTCGCGAAGCGATGAGGTACTTTACTTTCGAAGAATTCGATTCTCCCGACAAGCCGCGAAGCGGTAAGATGATGGACGCCGACTTCCTTTCGATGTTAGACGAAGCGAGAGACTGCGCGGGTATTCCGTTCGTTATCTCCAAAGGCGGAGGGTTTCGTACGGTGGAATACAATCAACATTTGATTGAACAAGGTTATCCAGCTTCGAGGAATTCTTCGCACCTCTTAGGGCTTGCCGCCGACATCTACTGCACCGACTCCCGTTCTCGTTATATCATTATGGAAGCCCTCGCCGAAGTGGGTTTCAATCGCGTGGGGGTTGCTCCTGCGTTCCTTCATGTGGATCTCGATTTAAACAAGCCTCAACACCGAATTT